TTCCTGATGCTATTTTAGAAGTGGCAAAAGTTTCTTATATTGGTAATAAGCAACACAATCCTAATTTACCTTTGCATTGGGATAGAAGTAAATCAGGAGATGAATTGGATGCTCTTACAAGACATTTAATAGAAGCAGGTAAGATTGATGATGATGGAATTAGGCATTCTGCTAAAGTTGCCTGGAGAGCATTAAGTAACTTACAAAAGGAAATAGAAAAAGACAAAAATTAAAATGCTAATAAACTTTGACCAACAGATTGACAAACTACAACAAATTAGGTCAGGTAAGATTATAGAAGGTTTAGCATTAGGATTCCCAGAAATAGACGAATACTTTAGATTTAAACAAGGTAACTTTTTAGTATGCTTAGGTCACGCTAATGTAGGTAAGACTACTGTGATCTTATATATGATGTTACTTTATTCACTAAAGCACAATATTAGATGGCTAGTATTTTCAAGTGAGAATGAAGCACATAGTATTATTAGAAAGCTAATAGAATTCCTTGCAGCAAAACCAATCAATAAAATATCTGAAGAAGAATTTGAAAAGCACAAGAGTTTTGTTTTCAATCAATTTAAAATAATAGATTCTAATGAGCTTCATACCTATAAGACTTTATTAGAATTAGCAACAAGTATTAAGAAGGCTTGGAACTATCACGGATTTCTTATAGACCCTTACAATTCTTTAATGAAAGATAGAGAGATGTTAAAAGGTATTAACTCTCACGACTATGACTATGAAGCAACATCTGAAATAAGATTATTCTGCAAGACTCATAATGTATCAGTATGGTTAAATACTCACGCAGCTACAGAATCATTAAGAAAGAAACATTCTAATTCTGATGAATATGCAGGACATCCTATTCCTCCAATGGCTAGTGATGTAGAAGGTGGAGGTAAGTTTGTTAATAGAAGTGATGAATTCTTAGTGATTCATAGATATACACAACACCCTACTGATTGGATGTATAATCATATTCACGTTAGAAAAGTAAAAGACATTGATACAGGAGGTAGACCTACTCCAATAGATGACCCTATAAAACTTAAATCAATACTTAACAATGTAGGATTTCAGATTAATGGTAATAATATAATAACACCAACTCTTACAGAACAAATAAACTTACCCTTTTGAAAACACCTGTAGAATTAGCATATGAGAAACATAACCAATGGGTAGAGATAGTCCAAACCTTTGGTGGTTTAAATAGAGAGGAGTGTGAAGATTTGGTACAAACTATGTATATTCTTCTTATAAAGAATACTCAAAAAGGAGTTGATTATTTATATAATGATGAGATAAACTATTATTATGTTTTTAAAATACTCAGAGGATTGTATGTAGATTTGATTAGAAAGAAAAGTAAAGTAAAACTGATTAGCTTAGAAAACATAGAACCTGTCACAGAAATAGATCATAACAATTATGATGAAATTTATAATAAGCTCCAGGATATTCTAAAAGATATGTACTGGTACGATAAAAAAGTATTTGAGATAATAGAAGATGGCACTAACATAAGTGAGCTATCAAGAAAAAGTAAGATAAGTTATTACAGCTTGTACAATACATATAAGAAAGTAAAACAGAAACTAAAAGAAAATTTATGATATATAAATTATTAAGCAGATTAGGAATTGAAGTTTGGAAAGATATACCTAATTTTAAAAATTATCAAGTTAGTAATTTAGGTAATGTAAGAAGTTTGAATTATAGACAAACAGGTAGAACTAAAGTATTAATGAAACATATTAATAATAGGAATAGATATACATTGAATTTATATAAAGAAGGTAAAAGATATAGTAATAGAAATATATCAGTTTTAATGGCTATGGCTTTTTTAAACCATAAACCGTGTGGACATAAGTTAGTTGTTGACCATATAAACAATATTAGTACAAATGATAAACTTTATAACCTACAAATAATTACACATAGAGAAAATGTAATAAAAGATAAAAATACTAAATGTGGTTATACTGGAGTTTATAAAACTACAGATGGTTATGCTTATTTTTCTGAAATTCGAATAAAAGGCAAAAGAAAATACTTAGGCAGATTTAAAAGTCCACAAGAAGCATCTCAAGCATATAAAAAAGAATTAAATAAAATATTATGAAACTAGGAAACTTAGTAGAACTTATAACAACATACACAGGAATAAAATACTTAGTAGATACTTACCATAGTATAAGAGGAACTAAGTGCAACTGTGATAAAAGAAAAGATGCTTTAAATAATTTTAAAATAGATAGAAATGGAATTACAAAAGTTTAGTCAAGAGGACTATGATAAATGGACAGAGTTTAAATCTGCTAATGGTAAAAGCATAAACAGAAAAGAACAAGAACTTATTGCTAGACTGCATTCCATCTATTATAAGCATAGTTATTATCTTCCTTGTACCTGTACTCCAAAAACATATATAGCGTGGATTAAACAACTAAATGATATTTACGCTAATGGGACTCAGTAAGATTCATCTATACGAACAAGCAGTAGTTCATATACTTAATATGGACACTTGGGATTTGAAATGGGCAGGTAATGGCTTTGAGCATTATGATGCTATAGGTAAGACTCCTAAAGGTCACGACTGTGTTATAGAAATGAAGTTTAGAAATAAATACTATAAAGAAAAGATGTTAGAGGTTTATAAGTATGAACAGCTAATAAGTATGGATTCCGAAATAGTAAAGCTCTACTTTGTATCTGACCCAAAAGGAAACTATTTGTATTGGCTAAATTACTTAGAGATGCCTGAACCTGTAAAAATGTATTGTCCTGATACTACTATGTGGACTAAGAAACGATTACTAAAACCTGTATATCTTCTAAAAGAAGAACAAGCAAGTATTATAAACAGAGACTCATATAATTAAATTTTGTTAATAACTTTAAAAGAGTTATATTAGCTTGTATAACTTAAAAACAAAATTATGAAACATAACCATAATGCATTTGAAAATCAAATATTCAATCATTTTAGAGAAAAAGTAAAAGAAATAAATGCTGCAATAGAATTATTAATTGAGCATAATTATAAAATTATCGATTTGGAAAATCAAATTATAGATAAAGATAATATACAGAATATAGAAAAGAGATTTAGTTTTGATTATAAAAGAACACCTAAAACAACTTATGAAAAAACAAAGACAATACAGGAGTAATCAAGGTAGAAGTCCTGAAAAAGAAGAACAGATATTTAATGTTCTAAAAGTAGGATTCATAGCATTAATCGTAGCTACTATTAGTTGCATAATACTTAACTAATGACATTATTCCAAAATCAAGTTTATGAAGCTAACTTTAATTATATAGGTCAAGCTCTTGTTAAGGCATATGATACTAAAAAGAAAAATAATGAATCTACTAAAGAATTATCTAATCTTATTAAATGTGTAAATGAGATGCATATGTTTGCAGTAGGTCTTAGAAACGAAGTACAAGTATTAGACTTTAAATTAAAGATAGCTGAAGGAGATAAACTAAGAGCAATAGAAAGAGCAAGAAAATCAGAAAAACTATTAGAAAAATGATACAACTATTAGATGGTAAAAACTATGATCATAAAGAACTATTATCTAAAATGGATGATGATTCTTTTTACTATGGAGAACTAAACAAATTAGCTTTAAGCAGTTCTTCACTTAAATTACTATTATCAAGTCCTAAGACTTATAAGCACGTCACTCAGTATGGTAATCCTGAAACACAACCATTAAGAGATGGATGGTTATTTCATACAGCTATATTAGAACCTCACGTTTTTAATGCACAGATATTTGTAGATGTAGCAAGTAAGAATACAAAAGCATTTAAGTTAGCTAAAGAAGAACACGGTAGAGTATTCACAATGTCAGAAAAGAATAAAGCTGAGAAACTTGCAGACGCATTCTTTAGAAATCACCACGCACTTAAACTTATAACAGACTGTGAGTTTGAAGTTCCTGCAATAGGTAATGTATGTGGCTTTCCATTTAGAGGTAAAGCAGATGTTCTTGGAAAAGATAGAATAGTAGATTTAAAAACTACAACAGACATAAAAGGTTTTCCTTATGCTGCAAAGAAATATGGATATGATGTTCAATGCTATTTGTACTGTTCTCTCTTTAATGTGGGATATGAACAATTCAAATTTTTAGTAATGGACAAAGGAAGTTTAGACTTAGGTATATGGGACTGTTCAGAAGAATTTTATTTAGAAGGTAAAAGAAAAGTAGAAAAGGCAGTAGATATATTTGAAACCTTCTTTGTTAATGGAGCTGCATTAGATGATTACATATTGACAGGTACGCTATGAAAGAACTAATAAAAGACATAGACATCATAATAGATGCTATACATATAGGAGATACAGAAGATGCAATAGATATGCTCCAGGAGATACAAAGAGAATTAAAAATTAAATTATTATTACTATGATGACAATGAAAAAAAGAGCTTATGATGTAGCAACTCAGGTTAGTAACCTTGCAGAGTTAAATCCATTTAACAATACAAGACAAAGAGATTTTGTAGAAGCAAGAGCTTTAATCTGCTTAATACTAAATAAATATCTTGGAATAGGATTAACAAGAATAGCAAACTTCTTCAAAGAGAATGGAAAGGATATGCACCACGCAACAGTTCTTCATTTGGTTAGAAGTTTTGATACTTACAAGTTCTACAATAAAAACCTAGACAAGTGGTTAGATATAGTGGTTAATGATATTGATGATGTGGGAAATGAAAACAAAAGAACACTTATAAGACATCGTATTAAATATCTTACTAATAAAGACATAGATGAATTAGCTCTCTATACAGAAGATATGTATAATAAAGTTCTACAAAAAGAGGAAGTGTGAAAATATTAAATCTATATGCTTGTCTTGGAGGTAATAGATATAAGTGGGGAGATGACCACGATATTACAGCTGTAGAATGGGATGAAGAACTTGCAAGGCTTTATCAAGAAAGGTTTCCTAATGATACAGTAGTTGTGGGAGACGCTCATCAATACTTATTAGACCATTACAAAGAGTTTGATTTCATATGGTCAAGCCCTCCTTGTCCTACACATAGTAGATTTAACATATCTATGAAAACAAAAAGAAAAATGAAATATCCTGATATGGCATTGTATCAAGAAATTATATTTTTACAATATTATTATGATGGCAAATATGTAGTAGAAAATGTTATACCTTTTTATGATTTACTAATAGAAGGCAGTAAAAGAAATAGACATATATACTGGACTAATTTTAATTTACCAAATATATTAAGTGAAAGAAAAAATCCTGATTTAGGCAGAACTAAAAATGTAGTAGACGCTTTGTCAAAGTTTCACGATTACGATTTTAGAAAATATAAAGGAAAACAAAGTATTCAAAAGGTAGCAAGAAACCTTGTAGACTATGAAGCTGGTAAAACAATATTAGATACTGTGATGGGCATAAGAACTAAACAAAATATAAATCAAACAGAATTATTTTAAAAATTTAATTTATTTTTCGATATATAGATATACAAAAGATTAATTAATTAATTTATATTAATTCTATGGATGGTAGAAAAAACAATGGTGGACATTCAACAAAAGGTAAAGCAGGTAGGAAACCTAAACAAGAAGAAGTACAATTAATAGAGAAACTTACTCCTTTAGAACCTTTAGCATTTGAAGCTCTTAAAGATGGCTTAGAGAAAAAAGACTTTAAGTTTGTTCAGCTCTACTATAATTACTTTGCAGGTAAACCAAAAGAAACAAAGGATATAACTATAAACGAAGATGTACCTTTATTCATTGATTGATGTTTACAAAAACAGAAGCAGTAAAAAAACTAAGACTATTAGGTAAAAGAATAAGAATAGTAAGAGGAGGTTCTTCTGCAGGTAAGACAATAGCTATTCTAATGATACTTATAGACTATGCTATTAAAAACAAGAACAAAGAAATTAGTGTAGTAGCTGAATCAGTCCCACACTTGCGTAGAGGAGCTTTAAAGGACTTTCTTAATATACTTAAGGCAACCAATAGGTACGATGAGAGAAAGTTCAACAAATCAACTCTAAAGTACCAATTCAGTACAGGTTCTTATATAGAGTTCTTCTCCACAGACCAACCTGATAAATTAAGAGGAGCAAGAAGAAC